GATACGGCCAGCAGCAGCCTGATTACGGTCAGGCGTCAGCTGGAAGCCAGGGAAAAGCGACTGCCCATCGATCTGTACATCGTACCCTTCAACAGCCAAATCGCCCAAGACTTCAAGCAAACCAGCCCTGGCGGCTGCTTCTGGAGATACGTATGTAGCGCCGGTACGTGGGTCTTGGCGCAACTGAAACCCAGATCCTTCACGGCCTTCGAGTAAGCGCTGCCCAGCCGCAGTAAGGTCAACAAGGTTTACGGCTGACTTCTTTCCGTCTGGGCCAACAATAGTAACGCGAGAGTTCTGAGCGTACTTGCTTCGGCGTGCTCTCTGTATAGCAGAACGTAAAAACTCAGGGAGATTTAGACGTACTTCGTTGCCAGCCGTATCAATTGAGCGGAACAGATCGCCAAAATCATCGCGAACGATTTGATACCCACCATCTGGCGTGTCTTCAATAGATACCGCTGAGTCTGGGTTACTGCGCTGCTCATTTACAGCAGCGTTAAGCATCGCTTCGGTCATAGACGCGAAACGCGGGTCAGCCCAGTTAGTCTCACCGAACACCGTGTCGTAAGAGGCACGGGCGGACTGTGTGTTATCAAACACTCGGTTCGGGTCAGTCTTACGACCATACGCTCGAACAACTGTGCGTTGCCCCTCTACGGCTTGCACGCCTTGGCCGAACATCTCTACCTGGTCAGCGTCTGTCTCGTCGGTCTGTTCGTCAGACAAGTCAATGTCACGAACCTCGACTCGCTGCTCTGACTCAAAGCGGCGCTTACGATCTTCGAGCGCCTTCTCTACAGTAGTCTGTTGGATGCTGCCACCTTCGGGCATCAGATTACGAGCGGCTTCGAAAGCAGCACTTACCCCCTCTGGTGACGTGACTTCTTCAGAGATGACCCGACCGTTACGGTCGAGTGCCTGAACAACAATGTCACCAGGGGCAGAATAGTCTTTGACGGCGCTGTAACCGAGGGCGATTTGCAAGGCCTTGTCTGATGCACCGGCTGCGATAACTTCGCGAACCACATCCTCGTTCGTAGATACGATTGTACCTCGGCCAGGGACAAACGCTGAATATGCCAGTGTCCCGTTAATGCTAGCCGTCTTAACCCGGTTTTGCGGAGCGTTAAACTTTGGAGCGGCACCAGCAACCCACACGGCTTTTTTGCCGCTAGACGGATCAACCATCGCACGGAGCTGAGCGTCAATGTCGCCTTCAGACTCGGGAGTTGTTAAGCCAGCCGCCACATCGCCGAACTGCTCGTTGTTGATCTGCTGATCAACGCGCTGCCCGCGAGCTGTTTCTAGGAAGCCTTTGGCTTTTTCTACGATGTTGCCTACGTTGGTAAGCACTCCTTGGCCAGGCTTCATAGACGACACAGCGTCTAGCGTTCCGCCTATAGCGCCACCAGCACCGCCAGGAGCAGCACCGCCAAAGAAACCAGCAAACGCAGCTTCTGCGAGACGCATCTTGGCGTCTTCTGCAGTAAATAGCGGGTCTAGGTCAGCGCGGTTTAGGACGCTAATGCCTTCTTGAGCTACTTCAGTGGTGGCTTCGATAGCACCGCCTTGGAGCGCACCGGTGCCTAACCGCTTCGCAAAGTTTGCAAATACGCCGCCTTCAACAGCGGCACGCTTAGTGGCTTGCTCGCCGATCAGCTTAAGTAATGCGTACTCACTACCGACGCCGATTGCTGCTTGCGGAATGCCGATAGCAGCGGCCCGTAGCGCGTTGGCCTGGTCAAGTGGCTGTCCGGCTTCGAGAGCCTCGGACAAATTGCTACCCGACATAGGCGCATATTCGGCAGCGAATGCACCACCTATAGCGCCACGCTTAGCGGCCGTGCGGAGAGAACCATAAGCCAGCTCTGCAATTTGTTGTTCGACAGGATCAGCAACGCCGTTGGCAGTACGCTCAACGGAGTCTTTTATGATTCGCTTGGCGACCTGCTTGTTGACCTGATTAAGTACGCCGCGACCTACTGCACCAGCAATAGCGCCTGTACCAGCACCCGCTATAGATAGCGCGGCTGATGGCAGAACCTGTCCAAAACTTTTGGTTGCCTGTTCAATAAACCCGCCGAATGTAGGCTGGTCTAAGAACTGTTCAAACGTATCGAGACCTTGTACTGGCGCTGCAGCAAACTCCTCACGGAGTCGAGCCTCTTGGATATTTAAAGCAGCGGCTTGTTCGTCCCCCATAAGGGTGTTGCCAAGCGCTTTAAAGTATTCAAGATCTGCTGTTAGTCCTTGAACACCGGACTCAATACCGGCGCTAAATACTTCTTGCAAGTTGCCAGGCGCAGTTGGTAGCTGCGGAGCGTTCTCCCCAGCAGCAAATCTTTGGAACTGTGCGTCTTCCTCTGGAGTAGATGAGTATACGTCTCGTAAAAAAGACGTGAACTGATCCTCTTGCTCCGGAAGGACTAGTGTTCTTTCGGCCATGCGTTTAGTTACTGCTTAGCGTTAGCGGCGGCACGAGTGGCTGCTATGCTGTTATTAATAACTCCAGCAGTGGAGATAATCCCAAACAATTCTGGGCCTCCGTCCATATTCTGAAGTTGGGCAGCAGTTAGCTCTTTGCCCTGTTGTTTCCCAGTGCTTCTGTTTACCAAGTAAACAGACTTTACACGGTCAATGCCGTCGCTTCCTTTTTCAGTAACAACACGAACGTTCTCTAGGCGCTGCGCCATAGAATCTATCGTAGGTTTGTCGCCGAACCAAGAATACAAAACATCTTTAGCTGGGCCCAAAAAACCGCCGCTAGGCATTTCGTCAAAGAAAGTTGCGAGCGCCTGAGAAGTTTGGCCCATGTGCGCCTTATAGCCTTGCTGCGCTAAAACTGGATCTAGTCGTGCCAGTTGCCCTATATTAAATTGATTTCGAGGGAGAGCAGCAACAGCCCATCTACGAGCATCGTCTAGAGTTGTTTTTACGGGCTTACCATCTTCGGTGCGGTTAAGCATATTAGCGCTGTCTACTAAAACCCTGTCTAGCGCCTGAATATTAGCCAATTTAACTTCATTAGCAGACGTGCTTGCGCGAAGGCGCGCTGTCTCAAGATCAACCGCCATACGCTGTTCTTGTAGATCCATTTCGCGACGAGCTGCGTCACTCAAGAACGGGCTACCAGTTTCAGCGGTGTTGGCAATCATAGTAAGAAGACTTTGTTGCTGCGCTGGGTTAGTAGACTGCGCATAAGCAATAGCAAATGACCCAATGATCTCTTCTTTTGGGTGCGCCTTTGCAACCGCGTTAACCGAGCCAGCTCCAGACTCAGAAAGCCTTGCGCGCATAACACGTACTTCTGGCTCAGAGAACTTAAGCTGCCCGTTCTGAACTGCTGCAGCAATTTCGCCGGGCGACATTTGCTTAATGCGAGAGAGTACGTTCTGCTCAAGAGCAGCGTAATCAGGGGTACGCATTACAGGAGTGTAGCCACCGGCTTTAATAAATGCTTGTTTCTTTGCGTCCAAGTCTTGCTGTTTTTTAGTCCAGAAGCTCTTTGTATCAGCGGTAGCGTTTGGTCGAGCAGAGGCTTCTTGAATACGTTTGCTTTCGGTTTCAAATCCGGTCCAAACACGTTCGTTTTCGCTACGTATAAAGTTCGCCCGCTTATCGCTAATATCAGCAATCTCAGTTTCAAGGCGCTCCCTACGGGTTGAGTCAATAGGAAGCTTGTTTGCCTCTTCGCGTTTTCTATTAATTTGAGTGTCAAATGCGCGAATAGCGTCGCTTGGCTTTGTAGATACGGTCCCACTGTAGCCACCTTCCGCCCAAGAAACACTCTCCTCTTTATCCATCCCAAGCCGAGTGCTAGAGAACCCAGTTTGGGCCTCTACTTCTGTCTGGATACCAAGATCGGTAGCAACCTTAGATAAAAACTCCTGCTTTTGTTTAGGGTCTTTAATGGCAGCAAGCTGTGCAATAACCGTGCGACTTGCTTCTACTGGTAATCCGCTGGCGTCTATAGCATTAATAACTGTACGTGCGCCGCTTCGACGTGCGTACACCGGAGACACGTTGCTAAACGCGTCAGCAATAGTTCCGCCAACGTTTCTTCCGACATTCAAACGAGACTCGGCGCTAGTTGCTCCCATATTTGAATTAGGAATAACGCGCATCTGAAACGCTTCAATAGCAAGATCAACGCCTTCGTCGACAGACGTATTAATCACATTCTCGTTTGGCTCAGATCCGCCCTGTGCAGTAAACACTCCCTGGCGACCGTCGCTATATTGCCCGGTAGCAATTAGTCTGCCTTGCTTTAAGGCTTCTGGATCAACCCCAGTAAATCGAAAGTCCGTAGGATCAAACTTCCCACGGTTTAAATTCTCTTCTGCTTTGTTAACGTTCAGGATGTCTGCAACAACGCCGATGTACTGACGGTCACCGCTCTTAATACCTTTTGCCAAAGCCTCACGGTCGATGCTCCCATCGCGCTTGATGATGCCAAGGCTCTGCGCTCTGCCAAACACGCGGTCGGAATCTTCCGTTAGACGAGTCTTTGCGTTTGTACGCAGCAACTCAGTCTGCTGCTGTTGCGCTCTAGCATTTACATCTTTGTTGATGCCAAGCTGCTCTTGCTGAATCTTTAGCTGTTCATCTTCTCGAGCTGAACGCTGACGCGCCAGATCTAGCTCTTGTTCTTGCAAAAGCATAGCCTGCCGCTGGCGTGCGTTTTGTTGCACACCTTGAATTCCAGCGAGGATTGCGCTGCCTAAATCTTGTGCCATGGCTTACCTCAGAATGCAAACGCAAGGATCGCTGCTGAAGCGAGCGAACCGATAGTTGAATAAGTATTGGCTTTAGACGCTGCTTTTGCCTGTGTGTAAGCATTTTTGCGAGCTGTAGCGTCCGCTGCTGCTGAACCAAGTTGCTGCTGCGAAGCGCGGTTTACGCCCTGGCCAATGTTAATTAGGTCAGCAAGCAAGGCCGTGTTAGCTTCACGTTGAGCAATTTTAGCGTCATTAACTGACTGAATACCGCCGAGCGTATTAGCACGCTGCAAACGGAGTTCCTGCTGCTGGATTTGCGCTGGCGTTAGGGCAACTCCGTAACGTTGGGCGTTACGAGACGCTACGCCTTGCGTAAGTGCGGAAGCAGCTCCCACGTCTTTTCGGGCTTGCTCTATAAGAGTCTTATCGGTACGCGCTTTATTAATAAGCTCTTCTTCAAACCCACGGTAGTTCTTTACGTAGTCAAGGTACTCTTGACGCGTAAGGTTAGCGTACGCTTGTTCTGGGTCTGATACGTTTGGTAGCGAGACGTAAGTAGATCCGCCGCCGCCAGTTACGGCTTGTTGCTGCCGCAAGGCTTCCATAACTTCAGGAGACAAAGTGGATATCATTTCTTAGCCTCGCGGAGCAAACATGCCGACTACTGGTGTAGAAACAAGATCAGACTTTTTAACAGTTGGGGTGGCTGTATTAAAAGCAGACGCTCCTCCAGTAGGAGAATAAAACCCAAGCGGAGAAGTAGGTACAAATAATGGAGTACCACCTAACGACTGAGGTTGGTTTTGTTGCCCATACGTAGTGCTTCCGTACGTACTGTAACGTAACCGATCGCCAACACCGGTAACCAACTGGCCAGTTTTAGCGTCTTTTGGAGCGTACCATTTACCGCCGCTAGCAATGTTTTCGCCAGCCTGAGCAATAGCGGTTGATGCTATCTGGGCAGCAGCAGTTTGCTTAGCTTGAGCTACCTGTTGATTGGCGCGAGCGCGTTCCAGCGCTGACGACGTGGCTAGCCGACTGGCTTGAGCCATGCCGGACTGAGCGTCAGCAGCTTGCCCACGAGCAGTACCGAGTACACCCGTCTGCATGGTGTTTTGAACTTGCTTAGCCGAAACGTTAGCAGTATTAAGTTGGCTAGTCAGCGCTTGCGCCATGTCACTTGCAGCAGTGCTGCTAGTGGCTTGTTGAAGGCTGGGTGTAGAAATTGCCTGCATAACATCAGCGTTGGCGCGGCCGCGAAGACTAGACTGTACATCCTCGGTCAGCGACTTATCGCGCATCTCTTGCAGCAACGGGTCGTACTTTCGTTTGAAGTACTCGTACTCCGCCATAGCAACTGAGGCGGAAGCTTTTTCAGCTTCGCTTGGCTTATAGTCTGCTGCCTTTGGTCTGCTGCTCATATTGCCCTCGTATATACGACTGTATCTACAGTCCACCCGTTCGTTTCCAAGTGCGACATCAGACCTAGAAACGGGGATCTTGTCTCTAAGTAGCTATACCCCGCTTCTCTGGCAACGCGCTCGAAGAACGACTGGTACCTAGATACCAAGCTATTCCCCTTTTCCTTGGCCCACGCGAGCCAAAGAAACATCGTCTTCTTTCCAGTGAAGTTATCGACCTCTGTTGTAGAGACTACGAACCCTTCACTTGTAACCCACAACACGGCTTGTCCATTTACACACGCCGCGTACACATCTTCGACCCGGTATGTCAGAGTCTTCGCGTTACGAAGAATCTCTTCTACACCTGGTTTAATCCAATCCCACTCTCTACGTACGTCAGATACGAAAGGCTCAACCGCCGCTACCGTACCTGTTTCTGCGCCGTGAGAAAGAGGAGTGGATACCGCCATACGCTACCTTCCTAGCAATTCCTGCATCAGCGTTTCGTGCGCGTCTGTCTGCTTGGGCTATACCCTCAGCAAACAAAGACCCGTACACCTGTGCCCCAGCAAAGTCAGTCCAGTCTTTGCTAGGCAAACGCAATAAACGAAACAGCGCACCGTTGACGATAGTGTCGCGATACTCCGACATCAACTCGTCATCAGCGGTGGTAGAAGTCTGAGTAGGCTTCAACTGCACGCGCAAGATGGTGCTAGACGCTTTAGTTTCGTTCGGTACCGGCACCATCCAGAACAACGACTGGCTCGTCTTAACGAAATATTCCGGCGTTCCGCGGTTGTCCGCGTCGCGCCAGTTTTGCTTACGCTGTTCTAATAGATTCGTGCTGATCGGATCAATCTCTTTGCCGTCGTGCACGACCCACATGATCTTATGGACGACAGTCCCGGTGGGCGGCTCAAGATCATATTCGTAGATACCAGCAATTGTGGTAACAGGGTCTAATTCGGCTTGCAGCACAGCTGCTTTTTCGCAAAGCTCAATAACCGCTGCGCGGATGTTGTTCTCGATAAGTGTATCGGGACAGCCCGGCACCATCGGGATGATCTCTGGCAGGAGCGACTCATATAGCGCCATGAGTTATTACCCCGCTACAGCTGGGACAGACGTTACTTGTCGGCTAGCGTCGAAGTTAGGCGAAGTAATAGCGTCGAGCTGCGCCTTACCGGTGATAGAAGACATAAACAACTGGAAGTGCGAAGAAGCTCGCTGCTGGTTACCAGCATACTCAGCATCCTTCATGTACGCCATGTAAAGAACATAGTTCATCACGGCATTTGCAAAGATATCTGGGATATCTAAGTTCCCGTTCTGGGCAACAGTCGTCGGGTTGGCCGAGTAAATGATCTCTACGTAAGAGGCGGCAGGCGACGCAACACCTGGATACACGTAAAAGTTACGCGGGTTGGCCTCGTCGTAGATGTAATGTTTGATGACTGCAGCATGTGCAGCATCACCGGCTACAAGTGGGTCGTGCCAGTCTGGGGTCTGAGCATCGAGCACTTCGCGCGAAACAATACGAACCGCTCGTTTGCCTACGCCGTTTAGAGCGGCAGACATGTTTCGAACGACGCGAAGCAACCGGTTACCATCGCTAGGGATCTCTTGCTTGGTACCGGCTACGAGAGTAATAGTGGTGTTCTTAGCCGAAGCGTCCGGCTTTAAAAGGGCAATTTCACGGTGGGCATCATTGACCCAGAGTACGAGCTCATCTACCACCGGCCAACGAACACCCGTGGTGTCCTGCAGGGTTTTTTGAACTCGGTCAATAACGCTTTGTACGGTGACAGCCATGGTCTACCTCACGAATGAAGGAATGCCTCCCAAGCCGCTTCTCGATCTTCGGTGCTGACTGTTCGCCCGACAACGCGGTTCAATGCGGCTGCCTTTGGCGCTCCGTCAGACTTGAAATCATCTGGGTCGCCGCTCTCAACGAGCTTTTCGATCCCAGTAATAACATCATCCAGCGTATGGACTTCCTCGAACTCTTCTACGGAAGGGACATTATCTATCGTTATGCCTGAGGGTTCTGCTGCTGGTTCGGGTTTTTTATCAGTTGTTACCTGTTTCGCTCCCTGCTGAAGAGCTAGTAATCCGATTTCATCGGATATTTCTCGCTCAACACCCGGAAGAAACAAAACGCAAGCACCGCTGAGAGTAGCTACCCGAATTTCTCGGTCTGAAATGACCTTCACAGAACCTCCTGGTACAAAGAGCGGGGAGCCCCCTCCAAAGAGAGGGCCCCCCTCACAGCTTAGATGGCCGTGTCGAGCGCGATCACGCCAAAGTCTTGGACGTTGGCAGTGACATCGCTGTTGTACTTCGGCTTGCGGAGACCGAAGATCTTACCGATCGAGATACCAGACTGGTTCTGGTAATCGAAGGTATCTTCGACGATTTCCGGCAAACCGATGTCGGCCATAGCAAGAGCCTGGGCGCCACAGAAGAGAGCACGGCCGCCAACAACGTTGGCGTTAGCACCCCACTTGTAGCCAGCGGCACCAGCATTCGCCGAGGTACCAGTCGTTGCGCCAGCAGTGTTAAACACATGGCGGAACTCGTGGACCATCACACCGTCGACCATCAGCGAGCTCGAACCAGCGAACAACTGGTTGCTCGGGCCACGGATGCCAGCGTTACGCACGTTGGCAAGGAAGTCCGAATCGAGCTTAAGGGCCGCCATCTGCTGCGGCGTCACGAAGAGGTGGAACACCTCGTCGTTACCAGCACCGCGAACACCGCGGACGTACTGGTCCTTAGCGTAGGCCTTCAACTCAACCACATGACGATACTTCAGCACGTCGGCCGAAGTGATCGCAGTCGTGTCACCGGCAATGATGTCGTCACCCGAAACGCGACGATGGCGAGCGGCAGTCGGAGCCGACACGTCCGAAGCGAACTCAAGGCCCGACAGGTTCTGACCAGAGGCCAGCACCGGACGGAGACCACCGTTCGTCTTGTGCGTGTAAGCAACACCGGCGAGCGTCAAGAACGCGAGCTGGTCAATACGATCGGCCATCGCGTAGGCGAGGGCGTCACGGGACGTCTCACGGAAGTTCACCACCGACTTCTGGTCAGCGAGGCGGCCAGCGATACGGTTCGCAAAGCGCAGCTGATCGAGCTCAATGGTGATGTCATAAGCGCGGAGCGCCTCTTCGTTACCCTCGAGCGAGCTGTCGCCCGTCACGCCGTCACCGGTCATGTCGGCCAACAACGTGATCACAGCCTTCGTGCCCTTGTCGGACTTCGTCAGCTCGGTGACCCGCTGGATCATCGCGTTAGAACCCGAACCAGCGAACTGGTTCACAAACGACATATTGCGAGCGACGCGCCAGAAATCACGGCTCCACGCCGTGAGTTGATCACTAGTCAGCGCCGCAAAGTTAGTAAGAGCCATTTGGCTTCTCCTTGATATTGCGTTTAAAAATCCAGTAATGCACCTGCATTACCAGCCTCTACAGCCGACTTTATGGAGCGGCTAACCCGTTTCCCCGTATCGTGGGGTCACGACTTAGCGCGTATTTACGAGGCGCGACCTCGGCACGTTTAACGCCGTTGCAGGCGAAAACTCAAACGTTTTTAACGTGTGCGACACGGCCAGATATCGTTCCGGCGGACGAATTCAGTTGTAGATTAGCAACACGAATAAAAGTTCGCAACTACTATCTGTATTTTGCTGTCTTTTTTGCGATCCGCTTGGGCTGCTTAGAAAACTGCTTCCCGCTAGCCGTCGCTTTTCGTTTGTTACGGGTTGTGGCTGCGTACTCCTGCGGGCTTAACGCATTACGGGCGGCTCGGGGGAGATAACGCTCCCCCGTAGCCTTGCTACCCTGGATGCTGTTCTTACCAGACCGGGTGCCCCAGTCTTCCTTGGTCCACTTTTTAAGAGACCGCTGGGACTTAGCTAACCCCATGAGTTAGTCCTTCCCCATCTTACGAAGCGTCATAGCAAGGCGGGCACGCTGTCCCATCTTGCCGGACTTCTTAGCAGCTTTACGAAGTTGCTTGGCGGGGATCTTTTCCCCCTTCTTAACACCGAGTGACTTTCGCAACGCACCGGGCTTTTTGATAGCCCCGCTAATCCAGTTCTTAGCCATTACTTGTAGCCTCCGCCTGCTTTCTTGTATTGAACGGCCAGCATCTGCGCCTTCCTGGCGCTCCACTGTCCTGGTTTACCACCTTTACCGCCAGCCTTGATGCTCTCAAACA